AATACTTCCTAATACAAATGTAGATGCATTGAAGGATTTTACCTGATATCTAGAACTTGTATTATAGATCCATGAATTTGCAAATATTTCCTTATATGTTGGATCTTCTGGATTCTTAATAGATTCTCCAACATTTTTAACAAAAATACTTTCTCCTTCATTTATTAGAGAAATATCAGATAATCCTTTATATTCGGATAAAACTCCAGTGATTCTTAATTCAACTTTCTTTGTAGTGTCTCCATTCTCATATCCAACTATAACTTCATCAGATCTAATGTCAGAAGCAGTGCTTATTGCCTCCGTAATGCCACTACAACCGAAGAATTGGTTAATTGACTTAGATGTATAATCTATTGAATTATCACCGCATACAACGCTTCCTGTGTGCCCAAAACCAATAGTAGAATCTACCGTAATTGTTGAGAAACCTACTGCACAAGGTTCCATTACTTTGGTTTTACCTGGAATAGTAAAGGTTCCTTCTATCGAATCTCTATCACTAAAACCAACAAATAACGAAATCTTGTAATATACTTTATCATCTCTAGTAAGAGGTTCAATCTCAGATACTGCAGCATTAGTTGCTGGATCATTTGATTTGAATATCGTTTGTCCAATTAAATTGCCAGCATCTCCAGATATTGGTTCAGCAACTACAACTTCTCTACGAATATATTCAGAACCTGATGGTTTAATAAGACGTTCTTCTAAATCTAGTACCTTTGGTTCAACACCATATAATACTCGGAATAATATTTTTATAGATTCTTCAATACCTTTTGATTGGTAAAATGATCTAGCATTCTTGAAAAAATTACCAACATCAAGATCATCTGTAAAATTTACGTTCTCAAATCCTGGTAAAAACTGCTTCTTTAACTTTTTATAGTATTCCTGTAAAAATAAAGCACTAAGATTAGTAACAACTGCATCTTTTTTATGATCTGCAGCAACAGTGTTTTTAAATTCTAAAGGATTTCCATTTGTAGAGTTAATATATGAAGATATACCTACATTGTAACCTGTTATTCCACTAAATCCACGAATACAACCAACAAAACTAGTATCTGTCTTAGAAGTATATGTAATAATTTCATCATCAATCTTTAAAAGACCATATTCAGCAGGATAAGCACTTGTTGGTTTTAAATTTGTTGAGGTAGTAGTAAGAGTAATTTCAGTTGAAGTTGATGTAATATCACCACTTAAAGTATTAATACCAACTACAACATCAGGAGTATAATTATCTACTCTAAGATATTGGTCAAAATTATTAAGTATATCACCTGCTTGTCCCTGTGCATCCTGTGAAAGATAATAGGTTTTAAGAAAATCTTCTGCAAGTGGAAAATCAGCCCTCAAAAATTCAGGGAGCTGACCTTCTATTATTTGATTTAATTTTACTCTTGTATCAATATCTAACATACTTTATTTCCTCTCCAGTTCCCCATTAGAATAACTTGATGTATAGTAATCACGGGAGAATACAACTCCAGAAACATCTTCTCCAGAAGCAATAACGTCCTTAATCATATTTATCGTAGTATTAGAAGTGTTAAAATTGAGGTACAAATCCTTTAATCCAATTACGTCATTAGAATCAGGAAATGCTTGAATTTCTATCAAATCATTTGATGCAACAGTGCTTGTGATATTAACAGTATTTAAAATTATTTCACCCTTAACATAATCAACTGTACCAATAGATTTGACAATAACATTTAGTTCATCCTTTTGGTTCCTAGAGATAGCACTTAGAGTACCCTTTCCACTACCATCTAAACTACCATCAACCCTTTTATTGGGAACATCAGTAAGGAATAGTATACTAGCACTTCCATTAATACTAAATCCAGTACTTTTAATATTAAATCCTTCAGGATTAATATAGAACCTATTACCAAAACATAATTCATATTGTGCGAATTGATTCTTCAATACCTTTAAATCTCTTCTAATAATAACTTTAGTGATATTAGAAGTAATTGAATCATCAACTCTATCAATTAATTGAAGAATTTTACTATACTTAAACCTACCACCAAATTTATTAATATCAATATTATTGGCATAGGTTTCAAGTGCATTTACAATTCTACCTTTTAAACTATTTCCATTAGAGTTTTGTGCAGTATTGTAATATACTGTTGAATGCAACTCAACATAGAGAACTTTTAAATCTACAATATCAGCATTAATTCCTGCAACAGCATAGTTTTTTAATTTATTTTTGATCTGTAACTTATCAAAATCAGAAACATATGTACCATTTTTAGGTTTGATACTAATTTGTACTTTACCAAATTGTGGTGGACTTAATTCTTCACCACCAACAACTGCAACTGATTCAGTACTAGGATATATGGTCTCAATTATAGATTCATAATCTGTAGATGTAACTGCTCTGTATTGAGAGGAATATAATCTTGGGGCATAATACTTAATTGAAGCAAGATTCTCTACTTCAGCACCATTTGAAGCACCTTGTACAGTATTAATTGATACATTACCATATGGTTTTAATGAATTTGCACCAATTACATCAGGATGCTTATCTAAGAATCCACCTTGGAAATCAAATTGACTAGCACCATTACCTTCTTCACCATCACATACAATATATCGTACTAATATTTTATTATTAGTGAGTGGATTACCATCTGCATTGAATGCACCAATACCACTTCCACCTAATTGTTTTCCAATTATACCATCACCAAAGATTATTTCTTGTTTCTCATCAGTTATTTCCTGTAAGAAATAAATTTCGGACTTATTATCAACATTAACAATATTATCAACCTTTCTCCAAGGCATACCAAATGCAGATCCAACATCAGCATTAGATGATCCAACAATAACTTTTATCGTAGAACTATCAATACTAGAGTTTTCTAATATAAATCTTTGGTCTTGATTACCAAGATAGGTAAATTCTCTTTGTAGATAAGAACCTTGAACAATTTCTATAGGGTCTTCTGCAGTTCCAAATTGTGCACTATAGATATTTCTTCTCGCTGAACCTTCACCAACGACACGACTAATTTTTGCAGGAGCACTTATATCTTCAGTTAATGAAAATGTGAATGTAGTATCATTTGATTTACCTACACATACTAAACCTGGTTTCAAATATATCGTTTTTAAGCGTTGATCTAATGTGGAATCTGGATTCTCTCCTTCCAACTCAACAGTAAAGTAAATTTGTGCCCTTGAAGCAGTTTTTGAACGGGGTACATAACCAATATTACGTGCAAGTGATATTACATTTTCTCTTAGAGTTGCTGAATCTAGAAAACTTTCATTCGCTAATAAGTTAGCGTTAAATGAGTTAATGTAAGTATTATACGCTAAAGTGTCTATTAAAACCGAAAAGTTAGACCCTTCAAAATCAAAATCAGTAAAATTTGAATTAGTTCGCAGATAATCCTTTATCTGTGCCTTGATTTGATCAAAATCTAAGTTTGTGTATTGAGTAAATGCCATTATATTATCTGGTAGGTTCTAACAAGAAGGAAAATTGTTGCGTTGGAATATCTAATCCAACAATATCAAATAATACTGTTACTTCAAATGCATTAGAATCTATATAAGGATCTAATTGTACGTTAATATTATCAACTCTTGGTTCAAAATTTGTTATTGTCTCTTTAATTTGATCTTCAATAACAGTTGCTAACGTAGGGTGAAAGTTTTCAAAGAGACTACCACGTATATCCGAACCAATATCTGATTGAAAAAACCTTTCTGTTGGTATAGTCTCTACTAAATTACGAACAGATCTTACAATTGCACGTTCGTTAATTAAAATAGGTAGATCTTTAGTGACTGGATGAGGTTTAAACGATAAACTAATGTCCTTAAATGCTCTAGATTTTCGTTTTACTGCCATGAAAGGTAGTTTTTGTACTATTTTCTTTGTTATTTATACCCAATATATGGCATTTTTATTTTAGGCATAAAAAAACGCCCTTTCGGGCGTAATTTTCTATTTTCCTTGTCCTCTATACCTCTTTTTTGCCTTATTTCGAGAGGATGCAGCATATTTTGTATGTTTTCCTCTGCCTTGAGATGTTTTTTTAGGTATTGCCTCTACGAATACCATACCATTTAAACCAGTTCTTGTTGCCATAATTAATTTTCTATAGTTTTTTGTTCAATTCGGATAGAATCTGCTTTTGGTTCGCCTTCAAAGTAAGCTTTTCTTGCTAATTCTTGCATTTCATCGAAAAATTGGTCTTTAGTTAAGTTTTCAAAGACCAATTCCTCTTTAATGTAGACGTTGAAGACCTCCACTTTAGATTACCCTTGTTTTTTCATGTCCAACACGAACACGAGGGTCACACCAGATCTCAAATCCTGCTTCTTTTGCGTCTAAACAGAAAGAAACGTCCTCTCCACACATATCTTGAACCTCACCTGATTCAAATACCTGCATTTTAGGAGCAAACCAAGGATAAGGCATACCTTCATGCTCAAATACACCCTTCTTAATGAGTAACCAACCAAACCCAGTATAATCGACTGTAAAAGGTTTCTTTCTCTTCGATATACTTTCAATGGTTTCGTGGTTCATGACCCCACCATTGGTGCGGAAATCGTCCTCTTCTAACCAATGTGCCACAGATGTGGTCTTACCATCTTCAGTACAGTACCAACCACCTGCAAGATCCTTATCCATCAGAACCAATTGCCAGAACTTCTCACTATTGAATACTATATCACTATCGATCCATAGTTGATAATCATAAGGTAGTTGACCATCCCAAGGTACTTGATTAGGTCCACGTAATACGTTAGCACCTAAGCACTTGCAACGTGCAAAGTTAACCATAGATGAATAATCTTGACTAATCTGTATTGATGCTCCTGCTTGTACTAAATCGAAACAGAGTTGTACAAAACTCTTCAAATATGTGTATGAAACTCCTCTTCCTGGTAAGCAGAATACCACCGTCTTACCCTTGACCATCTCCCGTGCTTTATCATAGTCCCATTCAGGTTCTTTTGATACGACAGGGGATTTCGCTTTAACTGTAAATCCTTTTGCCATAATGTTGTGTAATTACACATCTATCATACTGCATTATATAGAGAATGTCAACTTAAAAATAGTTTAGTGATAACAACACCCTTCTCTTTTGATCCGTGCAAGTTGAACTACTATGCAACTCATTACCATTGAATATTAATAACCTATTCGCAATACTTTCGATTCTAGTTCCATCATCCAACTCAGTAAACCCATCATTCGTATTCAAGTATAGTAAGGCAGCAGTATGATCATAATCCATATCCCTATGTCTCTTATGTACAATCTGCTTACCTTGATTGGTATACATGATCACTCGCATTCTTTTTAATGCTCTTACACCTAGATCATTAATTAATTTGCCCATATGGGTATTGAAGTAATCACTCTCTGGTTGAAAAGTATCTCCATTATATAACGCATGAATAAAATAAAAATCAGGTTCATCACTATCCTTAGCTACTCCATCTTGATAATCCCACTTTAGATCACCATCCAATAATTCATCTTGTAGATACTTAAAGTACTTCTCATCTAAGAAGTCGTCTTTCACAATATATTCCATAATCGAGACACGAGGTGGTTAGCGAGTTTTTACGCTAGAAATAATTAATACTAATCACTAAACGTTCCTTAGCATCAGAACATGTAGTACTATGATGTTTCATCGATCCATCAAAAAGAACTAAACGATTACAAACACTCTCTACCTTAGTACCATCTTCAAAACCTGTATAACCGTTATTGTCGTTTAAGTATATCAGTGCTGTCTTATGAGCGTATTCCTGATCTTGATGCATCTCATGCTCTATGATCTCACCTTGATTCACATATAACAATGCACGTAACCGCATGATTGAATGTACTTTCAATGCTTGGAGTATAGGGAGGAAACCATCCCACAAATGAAACTCATCTTCAGTGATTCGGAAATTCTCATAGATGTTGTGTACAAAATATAAACCTCTATCTGAATGCGTTACTTCTCCAACAAACGGAGAGTACTTCCATTTGAAATTTACGTCAAAAAATACTGACTGTAACTTCTTTACATAATTTGGAGTCAGGAAATTATCAATCACCTCTATATCTCTGTAAGGAGATTCCAAAGGCAATTCTTTAAAACTTGGATGATTCTTTATGAATACACTATCATCTGGATTAGTAAGAGGCATCTTTTAATATACTGTCATCAAAATCAATTTGTTCATAAGTAAGATCATCTTTAAAATAGGTTTCATATATTCTACCCCATATAACATCAAATTCATATTCATCAAGATCCTTGAAGAGACATTCTCCTCTTAAGTATATGTGGTAGGTGCTGTTAATCATGCTCTGTAATAATAAGTTCTTTACCGTCTGTTTTAAAACCTAGTTCAGTATCCTCAAACCATCCTTGATCATTTACTACCCATTCAGGTATTTTTATATAATATTCACCAGTAACTTGATCAACTTCTATGGGGCGTTTATCTTCTGCAGAATTTTTTTGCATACCAACGATTTTGTCTTTGCATTATATATCAATTGCGAATGTTTTGCAAGTGCTTCTACTGATGAACCCTGTGGGGGAATTTTAACAGGGAAAAAAAATTTGAATTTCATTGAATATTGTTCTCGCTTTCGTAACACTTTGTAGGTTAGGGTAGTTAGTCGTTTTTAAACGGGCGGGGGCGGCAACGGGGGGACGGACGGACAACTGGCACATCACGAACGAACTGCGACGTAGTGTTGGGATACGTCTACCTCTCAGTAGACATACCCCTAACGAACGACTACCAGTTGGAATACCACATAATGCCATTGTCTTCGTCAAAGTCGAAGTCAAATCTAAGTGCAGAGTCCCATGTCCTGTCGTAATCTATTGCCAACCAGGTTGGCACATCGTGACCGACTTGGTCCATATAGTCGTCTACAAACTCCTCAACGCTGTCGAAGTGACCATAGAACGCATCTCCGATATGCTCAACGTCGTCGATATCCCATATTTCAATGAAGGCATCGACAACACATAAAGACCATTCTTCACACGCTTCAGTATATGCTTTGAAGTTGACTAACTCTTCAACACCAAAACGAGTGTCGTCTACAAACGATTCTATATCGTCTCTGATTGTGTCGCCATTAATTAGCATTTCGACTACTTCTTCAATCTCTGACTCGTATTGGTCGGGGTCTTCTCCGTACTCGTCTACAAGATCAGTCAACCATCTTGTATTTTCAATTGTAGAAATTGTCTCTTCGTTCTCCTTACCTACTGAGGTGATGCGATAAGGAAGCATTTTATGCTCTTCAAGTGTGAGGTGGTCACCGTTGAAAAATGATTTGAGAGAAAGTGTTGTTTGAGTCATTGGGAGAAAGTTGTTTGACTTGTTTTAAGTATAGCAGATTTGGAGGGATGTAAACCCCCCAAATGTTAAGAAATTCAGTAATCAAATATCTCAAGTAAAAGAGCATCGACTTCCGACTCCGTGAGATAACCTTTAACGTCCTGCCATTTACTGGTAGGATCATTAGGGGATGTGATTATATTGCCTTCGTCGTCAGTTAATGCCACTTCAAAAAGTCCTTCGTCGCCGCCGTATGAACCAGTATGGCAAGCAACCGATGCTCCATAACCATTTTCAAATTGATATTTTTTAATTGTTCCTATTCTGTTATCCTGTGCATTGTCTGGAAGGATTAATGTTTTGGTTAGCATTGGGAGAAGTGCTGTTGTTATTCATAATATACATCGGACAATAGGGTAATAGGGGCAATAGTGGACAGTTCAGAAAGTGGCACAGGGCTATGGCATAAGGGGAAAAAATGCTTTAGACTGAAGGTAGACTCTATTTTTAAAAAAATTAAACAAAAAAAGACAGGCATCTCTGCCCGTCCCTAAACCCTCCCAAGTTTAGTGTCTGTCTGATATGTTCCAATGTCCTGTCGGATGGGATTTAAACTCCCAGTTTTGCTCCTGTAGACTGCGTAATGCTGCCATTACTGCTGCGTCCTTGGTCGCTGCTTCGTTCATAAGCACATTGCCGCCGAACATTGGTTTTAAGTTTTTGTCGTACATTTTAGGAAAGAAAGGGAGGTGTGTGAGGTTGCCTCCCTTATTCCTTAATCATACATCAACTCTGGTCAATGTCTCATCTTTGAAACATTTATTAACAAATGCTCCAACTGACTCAGCATCCTTTACATTTTGGATAAAGTCAATCGGATCTCCTGCGACTTCATAAGTATATGTCTTACCAGTTTTTGTTGTAAGGTCAACGTGCTTTGATAGTGATCCGTTTGATCTGATGTCAGAAATCCAAGAGGAGTTTGAAATTTGCATTTAAGTTGTGTGAACTGAACTTATTATAAGGGTAATTTTATAACCTGCCCATAGCTCTTGTGACAGTTTAAAAAGTGGCACAGTCAAACCCTATTTCAATTTTTGGTATGTTAGACTGAAGATAGAACTTATTTTTAAAAAAATGAAAACAAAAAAATACGTCTACTTTTGGTAGACGTATTTGAAAGAGGAATTATATTCCTCTTAATATGTTCATAAGGCGTTGTCTCTTTCCTTCTACATTGTAGAAATATAAGAAACCTTTGTTTCCACCTTGGGGAACTTCTCTCACTTGTCCTTCTCTTACAAGTTGCTTAAGTATCCACCTGTGACCGCCTTTGTTGTGGTTATAATAGTCAAAGGTTGGATGGGTTGCATTAATGACTTCTGTAAGTGTCATTCCTTCTGATTCATTCTTAAGTGCTTTAAGAACTGTTCTGTCTGTTGGAAAGTTTTGCATTTGGGGGAGTTGTTTAACTTGTTTTTAATATACATCAGATAAACGGACTTGTCTACTACCTAATGTGCCAGTTTAATAAGTGGCACAAGGTCGGTTGTTTTCCGTGCTGGTTGGATTATAATAAGAGTAACAAAGAGGAAGGTAGCAGCAAAGTCGCTGCTTGATCAACGCTCGACACTCACCCTGTCTTTTTATAAAAAAAGAGGTAAAGAAAAAACGCCTACTAAAAGTAGACGTAATTTTTGTCGTGTCTCCAACGTGTAGGCGTTGGTGGTGGTGTTGTCTCCTTTGGTGTAGGCATTAGCACTGCTTAAAGAACGCTTGCTGTAGTGATTCGTATGCTTTAGAATCTATGTGGTCAGGGAGTCCAAGATCATCAAAATAATTGAACATATCTAATAAGACTTGATCCTGATCACAGTTCAAAGAATAGTTGTAACGATCCCTTGCCATTTTAAAAGTCCCTTAGTAGTTTTTGCTCATCCTCTGAGAGGATCTCTTGAGGGTATTGGTACTCTAACAAGTCTGTTAGAATGTCCTCGTCTGACTGGTAAAAGAAGTCTTCCATTTTGGGGAAAATTAAAGAATGTTTGAGAGGAGTTTACGCTCTGACCATTTAGGCACTCGCAATGTTATCTCCTCTATGCCTTTATTATAGTAAAAAGGTTTGGAGGTGTCAACCATCCAAACCTTAAGAAAATCAGGAGAGATCTACTAGCATACATCCTCCCGTGTATTCTCTTTTTTTGTTGGTTTCTCTATTCTGAACAAACCAATCAAATTTATGTTGGAATAACCAACTGTTACAAAACTCTAATAATATTTCATTGAGTATCTGTTTTGTGGTATTAGTCCAATAACCGCAGTTATTAATCATCAAGCACTGACCAGCAAAAACTGCTATAGTGTGATTGTGAAACTTAACCTGCAAGTTGCCGCCTTCATTGATTTCTAATACACGGTTGCCCTTACAAAAACTGGTGTCATTGCCTCTAATAGCGTTGATAAGTTCTTG